TGGAGAATCATGTTTTCGTAGTGGTTAGGCTCATACGGAACATAGAGTAGTTCCATATGTGCTTCCTTCAAACTCTTACAACCCTTCTTTTGGTTGCAAGGTATACAAGCAGTAACAACGTTAGTCCATTCGTCTAGACCACCGTGGAATCGAGGCACAATGTGGTCTCGACTCAACTTCGTGTGATTGCTGTGACGGGCGCCGCAGTAACCACAGATGTTACGGTCACGAGCGAATAGAGTCTTGTTAGTCAAGATAACCTTGTTGTGCTTCTTGAAGTCAAAACCTTCACCCTTAATAGCGATGATGCTAGGAGTTTCAAGATAACTCTGCGTACCATCGTTCTTGAAACCACCGCGGTATCTGGCAATAACGTCCCCTAGTGACCAAGCTACCAGGTTCTTTGCGTGATACGCAATCGCTTCATCGTGGGAGACCCACGTGCGCGGGATACCCGATATGTCTAAGGCTAGTACTGCCATAAAATACTCCTGTCGTTAAAAATATTTAGACTGTCACTATTATATACACTATGACTGGACTTAATGCAACCAAAATCTATAAATAATATGTTAGTCTACCTCAAATTGTAGAGGTTTTTGTGAAAAGAATCTACCGTCAAATTGCAGGTTCCTGTCATTAGTTGAGAATACACTTCATCTTTCAAGACATAGTGATTTGATTCATGGAAATGATTCTTTCTAAAATCTTTCCCATGCTTTTCCATAAAGTCAACAATGGAACCATCTGATATCTCGTTCTCTGAGGCTTGCCAAAGAGAAGGACACAAGTGATTGTTGAACTTATGTGAAATTGGTAACTCTGTGTCCCATCCACTGATTGATACAGTTTTGTTGGGCAATGAATGTAGTGTTGACAATACCATATATCGTTGCGCTAACACTAAGTCATTGTTTTGTAGGAAGAACCAATCTTTATAGAAATTCTTGAATCTGTTAAAATGCTCATCCGATTCAGGTCGTTCATCTAACATTCTTCTGTCGCGGCTATTTTGCCGATCATAGAAAACCTTACCATATGCCATTGCTGCCCAACTAGGAATGAAATCTTCGCTAATCGTAGGGCTTCGATAAGGGGACGTAAGAGTGAAGACTATTACATCATCTACGGTGTATTCAGTATTTAAATACTGGTAAAACTTTAGAGTAGAGTACTCGAATGAAGTTCCATGTAAACCATATGTCTTGTATGTAGTACCTAGTTCTTCGGCTAGTAATTGAAACCAAGACTTGTGATCACCGTATTCCCATTCACTAGCAAAACTATCACCAAATAACACTAACATATAACTTTGCTTTCCATAGAAAGTAGTCGTTCTAATGCTGAATCTTTAGGATCAGTTTGTAGTATTACTACTGTGTCAGTACCTAGATTTCGCAAAGAATGCGTTATTCTAGTATTCACTAGATACATCTTGCCTTCTTCTAGTGTGTATTCTCTGCCTTCACTAGTAGGTTCTGTGTGGTCATGAATGACATGTAGTAATTCTGTATGACTATCAGAAAATACCCACTTAACGTTTGCGTTAGTTTTGAGTTGAATGCTTAATCTAAACAGATAATCATCAACAACATCTACGTGAGGCTTCAATCCTTCTCCTGACAAATATTGTAAGAGTTTAGTAGTCTGAAACGAGTCCTCACCTAGTATAGAATAAAGTTCTTTGTAGACGCCAAACATATAATGAGATAACTGCTCTCTGTTTGAATCAAAGTCTTGCTTCATTTCTGTAAAATAGTTAGGGTCTGCGGCAGTGACAGGAGGTATAACTCCCTCACGCTGTACTCCCCATTGTAGTAACCATTGTTTTGGGTTACCCCATACTGATTTCTTGATGTAATCAAACACGAAATCTTTAAGATGATTAGTCCCTACTAATTCTTTGTGTTCAAGCGGAGAGTAAGCATAATCATCAAACTGTGATACTACAGACTCATACCAAGCTTTCCAGCTATTAGTGTCGATTGTTGTTGGTAATTCTATCAAATCCCAATCAGTGTTTCTCAAATCATCAAGCTTAACATCACTTGTGATTTTCCAGAGCCTAGACATGTTCAATCCTTCTTCAATCTATATAGATTTTTATTGAAAGAATCTACTGTCAAATCGTTAGCTCCAGTGTTCATTTGTGAGTACACGGCATCTTTTAAGATGTAGTGATTATCTTCGTGTAGATGATTCATTCTAAAGTCTCTACCGTGTGTAGCGATAAAGTCCCAAATGCTACCATCTTCTACTTCGTTGTCACTTGCTACCCAGAGCAAACAGTTGATATGGTCAGCAAAGTGATGTGACACTGGCGTTTCAGTTTCCCATCCGCTTATTGATACCGTTTTGTTAGGCAAAGCATGGAGTGCTGCCAATAGCATGTATCGCTGTGCTAAAATTAGATCGTCGTTTTGGAGCAAGAACCAATCTTTATAAAAACTTCTAAATCTGTCAAAGTGTTCGTCCGGATCTGTTATCTTGTCTAGCTGCTTTTTATAAGTCGCAGATTGTTGATCATAGAAAACTTTAGCGTATGTTATAGCTGCCCATCTGGGGTTAAAGTCTTCGGCAACAACAGGGCTTCGCACAGTTGACGTTAGTACAAATACAATTTGATCATCAGGACTATATTCGTCGCTGTTCAAATACTCAAAGAACTTTAGAGTGGAATACTCAAACGAGCTTCCATGTACACCATATGTCTTATAAGTAGTACCTAACTCGTCAGCTAACATCTTGAACCAAGGAGTGTGATTGCCTTCATGCCATTCACTTACAAAACTATCTCCAAACAATACTAACATCTTACCGTTCCTTTAATCTTTCCACTGTATGCTCTCTAGGACTTCATTAAAGTAGTTGCGGTGATCTTCATTCCATATCATGTACAAAATCCACTGCTTAGTACCTTTTAATAAAAGAGGACCAGCCGGCTCCATTGGATGTATTCTAAATCCGGGCTTGCCGTAATGCTTGCCATCCTTCATAAAATACTTAGGATAACTCTTAGGATCATTGATCTTCAAGAAGCCCGGAATAAATCTCTTGTTGTATTCGTTAGCAGATGAGAAAGCACCATGTCTTCCTTCATCCATACTAATATCAATGGACATTGTGTGTATGTCACCATGAACTCTAGGGAGAGTAATACCCGGAATAGTGTAGCTGCGAGAACTTAGGTGCGTCATATAAGGATCAATGTCTGATACGCTGAATCCTCCCCCGCACAAGATATCATCATCTTCTGTATAAATGATATAACCATTACCATCGCCATCGTAGCGTTTTTCTACGTAGAGTAGGTATAGAAAACTCGCTGGATTGTTTTCCCAATCTATAGGGGTCATATTGACCGCGCCCGGACGAGGATCATCAATCGCATGGTTACAGAAGGGTAGTATCTTATCTATTGGATAAGAACTATCAATTCTTAATAGCTTTTTCATAGAATCTAGCTTTGCGAATGTTTAAACGTTTCCTACATTCTTCAAGGTCTTCGTAAATCATAGTTTCGAAGTTTTCACTTAGGATCCATTTTGCTTTCTTACCGTGATAGAATGCTTCTAGGATACTAGCAACCTTTAATGGGTGAAGCTTTACTTTGACGAATCCTACGAGAACTAAGAATCCCCACTGTAATGCGCCGGTTTGTGCGTAGCTGAATGCTGTCAATGACGCCTCACCGAACGTATCCATCTTGTACCCAGTTAATGTGTGGAACAAGTCATGTGTGTCTCTATAGCGTCTGGACATCCAAACATATGGATGCTTCATGTTAATCCATGCTCTGTTGCGTTTTCCGCGTTGACTAAACTTGATGATAGTTTCAAGCGAATACTGTTGATTCTTGAGTAATGCGTGTCCTACAGACCCCTCAGGGCACTCAGGAAGCTTGCTGTACAAGTCAGTGAACTCAGGCATATCACATGCTATTTCCCCGCCCTCTGCTGTTGTCAATAACCGTTCGTATGAGCGTTTTAAAGCAGGGCCGTTCAACGCATGGGCTAATGCTAGAATGTGTTGTGTCTTAGTATGATCTTTGAGAATTGTTAGTCCTAGTTTAAACGCTTCTCTCCAACGAATGGAAAAATCCATTTTAGTCATGAATGCACTCCAGTTGAAACGACTGTAAGGTATTTATCTGGTCGTTAGATAGGTCGTGCCAAAAGCGTTTCAATTCCATATTAGGATCACTTTTACAAAGTGTGTTGAAAAAGATACCTTCATCAGTTACATCATAAAGATAGATATCTTGACTGGATAGTAACAGATAGTTAAGCTTTCCCTCATGATACATAAGCTTCAACAATAGACCCTGTTTGATATCTTCGGCGCCAGCAAGTTCTTCATCATAGTTAATATATGAGGCAGCCTTCTTAGATATCAATACAAACCTATTGAACAGGTTGTCATGCTCGACACTAGTACGTCTAATCTTAGCGATATGAAGGTTGAACTTTTTATAATTCTTAGGGTCAATATTGTCAAAGCCACGCTTGAGATAGGTTTCGTGCTTTTGCCAATCTTCTACAGTTAGTCTTTCATCATACAATAGTGTTAATCCATTGATTAGACCTAAAACGTCAGGATTTCTATCGCTACAAATCTGTGCGAGTTTATCAACTGCGTTAGGTAGCAGCATATCATCGCCGTCTACTGGAATCAAATGGGTATAGTCCGTCTGTCGGAAATATTTTATTAGTGAATTTTTACCTTTGCCGGGCTTGCCGTTACTCGGTGTAACGATATATTTTAAACCATAAGTTTCCGCAAGAAAGATTGCGTCACTCTTGAACATCGCATTCAATGTATTGATTACTACAACGATATCATTGGTTGCTGTTTGAGCCAATACTGACTTCACACATCGATCTAGCTTATCAATTTTTTCGGATGTTAGTATGCCAACTAAAGTTTTCATCGACTATTTATTAGCGTATGGTGCCCAGGAAAAGATTCGAACTTTCACGGGCTTTCGCCCACAACGACCTCAACGTTGCGTGTCTACCATTCCACCACCTGGGCATTTAATTGGTACTCCCTACAGGATTCGAACCTGTACAAGCCGCTAATCTGGCGCTACGGGATATAAGTCCGCTGTTCTACCGTTAAACTAAGGGAGCATTAAAGTTTAAATGTGATAGCAAAGCTAAGCGTGTTATCTTCTCGCCAATCCTTTGTGTATAGGTCTTGAATTGAGAAGCTTGTTTTTTCACTTAGTTTGTATTTGATTTCTGCTTTGTTCTGTACGAAGGTTCTGTCACCTTGTTCTATCAGAAACTTATTAGATATTGTAACTGTCTTGTTAAGTTTATGACTGATCCATAAACTTTCTCTTACAACTACATCACTATAGTTACCAGCGCCATGCTTGTAGCCGACGCTAAGTTCATTAGAGATATTTGTTCTATCGTTCTTTACAATACGATATCCATGCCCAATGCTATAAACTACTTGATCACTAGAGAATGATCTAGGATCGTGTCTGTAGCGAACACCAAATTGAACATAGTGCTTAGGATGAATGTCTTGATTGACCTTAGCGAAAGCGTTAATCTGCTCTCTAGCCGTTGACCCATTAGCACTTTTATAAAGTAAGTCAGCTTCAAACGAATACTCTCTAGGACCCGTGTCAGTGACATGTTTGAATGCGCCAGTGACTGTGATATTATCGTCATTGACGATTGTACCGCCAACTGAACCTGTTGTTTCTCTCTCGACCTGAGCATAAGCAGGGAAAGAAAAAACCAGTGCTAGTGTGAGTATAAGTGTTCTAATCATACTGTATTTAGCTGTTTGGTGCTCTATACAGGAGTCGAACCTGTTATCTCCGGGTTACGAATCCGGCGCATCGCCAGCAATGCTTATAGAGCATCGATCAAAATGTACTGTTGTCTTTATGCCACTGCCCATAAGCACAATGTAAGAACTCGTGTCCTACATATTCTGGCTCATATTTTACTGACGGGTCAATCATGTGTATTGTACAAGTATCATATGGGGGCGCCAGCAAAGAGAAAGCAGCAGTAGTTTTTGATAACTTAAGTTCTTTTAGAACTTTGCTAAACTCTTCCTGTGACTTGTACGTAACTATTTTGACTTGAACAGCGTTACGTTCATATTGCTTTTCACCAAATAGATAACCATCTGCGCCTCGTTTCGGAGCAGGTTCACATGAACCTAGCATCAACGCAAACAAGAAGATGATGATATATCTCATAATGTTATTTAGTGTTTAAGACTAAATCCAACGCCGGGAATCGAACCCGCTACTGGCATCTTGATGCCTACCCATCCTCTCGGACTCTCGGACTTCCTGTGTTACCATTACACCAACGTTGAAACTTGGTGCCCGTAGAGGGAATCGAACCCCCACACCTTTCGGTACCTGATTTTGAGTCAGGCGCGTCTACCTATTCCACCATACGGGCAAGAAACTGAACAGGCCTCACACCTGATTGGATGTTCCTCTAGGTGTTTCCACCGTATTAGCCGCCACGAAGCAACATCTAAGCCAAGAGCTTTGAAACTAGGCCCGGGATATTTAAACTGCATACGGGCGGCGCAGTATCGGTTCAGCAGTTCGGGTTCTAGTTTTAGTGACCCTCATAGTGTGCCTTGAAATAACACTCCGGAATGTTATCTCTTCCGATTCTTAAAACTTGGTACGGATGAAGGGACTCGAACCCCCACGATGTGAATCGCCAGGACCTAAACCTGGTGCGTCTACCAATTCCGCCACATCCGCATGTTAACTCTATTTATAACCACCACATAAGACTTTTAGGTAAATCTAGTGGTCTAACAGTATACCATATAGGCAAAGTATAACGAACACCATTACTAATATCTGTGACTCCGTGTTCAAGCTTGTGCCCATTATAAGCGACTAGTCTTCCTATTTTTGGTTCAACCTCAACACGACCCGTATCAAGATTGATGAAAGTCTTGCCACCGTCAAAATCATCATTCAAGTATAAAACAGTAGTAAACATTCCCCAAGCACCTGCTTTATCATCAAAATGAGCAGGGTGTTCGTGTTCCCTATGTTCTATATGCGCCCTTTGAGGCATAACATCATCGGGCATATACTTCAAAATCTTTGATACTTGATTCTTACAGAATTCATCAACTGGCTTACGATCAAAAATCGAAACAATTGCTTTAAATGTGTAATTATAACCCTGCTCTACTTTCAGAGGTATGGCGTTATAATACTCAATAAGCAACTTACAATCTTGTTCAGTAAGAACATCATCGATGATTGTATAGTCCGTATCAAACATAAATGTATTTACTCGCCGCAACTCGTATCTCAAATAAAGTTGCTGATAGTATCTCTCAACTACTGCTACGGCCTTCGGGTACACTCTCGCTGCGATTGAGAATGAGCGAGGTCTCATACGGCATACCGTACACACACGAGTAAAATCTGGTGCGCGGAGACGGGTTCGAACCGCCGACACTCTGGGCTTCAACCAAATGCTCTACCAACTGAGCTACCCGCGCAAAAAATCTGTAAATAGCCGAACCTTCGTATGGGAATCGAACCCATGTTCCCGGCCGTATAGTGCCGGTGTCCTGTCCGCTAGACGAACGAAGCAAAGCAAGCGCATGATGCTGATCAGGCATCAGTGGGGCTTGCTATGGACTATCTCAACTAAGATGATCAGTCTTAGCCGAAAACTGTTTTTGTGAACGCTGGGTGGATTTGAACCACCGCTAGCCGCCTAACCATATCGTAGGAGTAAGAACCTCACTCACCTTACGCTTTCAGCGTTCACAAAAACAGTCTATGATAGCTGTGATTCGTCATGATCACTAATTAAGTACCCAGCGCCGGGAACACTATCTAAACTTACTTTTTCAACAATGTCAAAGAATAGAAAGCATCGCTCTCTATGTTCTCGTTATAGCAAACAACGATACCGTTGTCAACCTCTTTTTATGGTAGCCCGAACGGGTTTCGATCCCGCTTCTTCTCCTTGAAAGGGAGATATCCTAGCCACTAGACGACCGGGCCATATATTGGTGGAGCCTAAGGGAATCGAACCCTTGACCTTTTGTCTGCCAGACAAACGCTCTCCCTACTGAGCTAAGGCCCCAAGAATCTTTTAAATGAGGGTTCCCAGTCACGATTCACATCAGCGGAATTTTTACAGCTATACCCACAACGCTCTAACCTCTGGCGGAAGCGGAGAGATTTGAACTCTCGATACCTTTGCGGGGTATTCCGGGTTTCGAATCCGGTGCATTCAACCATGCTCTGCCACGCTTCCAATCTCTCGGGGAGGTTGCACTCTCCCCTTCCCTCAAGTGCCATGTGCAACTGCCTCATGAGGAGTACCTCTATTATATAAATCCTTGTCCAAAATGATAAATAATCGTAGTTGAAGGATTTTAATTCATGAAAAAATATGTAACGCTTGACAAGGATTTGTCGGAATTAGTAGACCAAGTTAATGCCTATCTTGCCACCAAAAACATTGACAGTCCTGCGTATAAGATTCAGTTATATCACCCAATCGGAGCAGCAGAAGAACTAATTGAGTCGATTCCTGCTATCGCAACTGCTTTTGCCGATGAAGGTTTAACTATCAAAGGATTAGGACATTATAGCATTGATAATATGGTTCGTCCAGTCCCTGTTAAAATTTCAATGTTATTAGTTCCTTTAAAGGATACCGAAAACAGTCAATTTCATATTAACAATCCAAAACCAACTGCGCTACCGTTCATTGACTATGTTGTAGATTATGAATATTACAGCAAAGTAGACTGTGAAATTCTAGAAACTCTACCTGCTAATCCGGGAGCCGTATTCCTTTCGGAAGGTGGATTTTATTCTATCGAAAACACAGGAACAAACTTAGCACAATATCTAGTCATTGTTTTTAACGAAGACGTTTCTAGCTACTTCTCTGAATAACTGGTCGGGAAGACAGGGATTGAACCTGCGACCTCGGCGTCCCGAACGCCGCGCTCTCCCACCTGAGCTACTTCCCGTTGTAATGGTCGGGGTAGCCGGATTCGAACCGACGACCACTTGTCCCCCAGACAAGTGCGCTACCAGGCTGCGCTATACCCCGTTGAATTGGTGGGCCGGTGAGGACTCGAACCTCGCCCTAAAAAGGATCTGATTTACAGTCAGAATGCTTAATCCAATAAGCTTTACCGTCCCATTAAAAATTATGTAGCTTAGGTCGGGCAGGATTCGAACCTGCAAAAGCCCGGTTCAAAGCCAGGCGCGTATATCCGCTTCCGCCACCGAAAACATTCTTCTAAGCTACATATCTCTGGCGGAGTCGGTGAGATTCGAACTCACGGTACGATTGCTCGTACAACACCTTTCCAGGGTGTCACAATCGGCCTCTCTGTCACGACTCCTTGATATGGCGCGCTCACTCATTTTCTATACTGGGGCTACTTTCGGAAGGTAGTCCATATATGTGAACGCATAAGACTGGAGCCAGGAGGGCCTGTATGTTCATCGCATTCATACGCGGAAGGCCGTACCCGGCATAATGTTATCTATGTCATACTGCGATGAAAGACATAGATCATAAACTGGTGCGTGATAAGAGAGTCGAACTCCTGGCCCTCGCTGAGTCAAAGCGATGCTCTACCACTGAGCTAATCACGCATAAACTGGGGTGAGTGAGGAGGATTGAACTCCCGACATGCGGTACCACAAACCGCCGCTCTACCACTGAGCTACACCCACCATGAATTGGCATACCCTGTAGGAGTCGAACCCACGCTGCCTGGGTTGGAACCAGGAGTGCTACCGTAACACTTAGGGTACATGAAACTGGCTGACTAAGTAGGACTCGAACCTACATAACCTTCGTTAACAGCGAAGTGCATTACCATTATGCTATTAGCCAATGAAATTGGTGCGGTTAGAAGGATTCGAACCTCCGACCTATTGCTTCGTAGGCAATTGCTCTATCCAGCTGAGCTATAACCGCATTAAGATTGGTGGACCCTGAGAGATTCGAACTCCCGACATTCTGTTTCGAAGACAGACGCTCTATCCAGCTGAACTAAGGATCCGAATTAGGGATGGTGCTGATGGTGAGGATTGAACTCACGACCTCTCCCTTACCAAGGGAGTGCAACTACCACTGTGCTACATCAGCATTAAGTTTGGATGCCCCGCCAGGGCTCGAACCTGGAACCTGCGGAATCAAAATCCGACGTGCTACCAATTGCACCACGGGGCAGTGTTAACTTGCGTGTATTATATATGCTTTCAATAGCATAGTCAAATATTTTGGATCTCCGAACTGGATTCGAACCAATACAAACTGAGTCAGAGTCAGTTGTCCTACCATTAGACGATCGGAGAATGATACATTCATTATCAAAGAACACTTGAGGTGCATTCCAAAGTCATAGTCTGGCGCAGTATATTCTTCTCGTATGTTCTTAAAAAATGAATGTGTATAACAAGATGTGTG